CCCACTGCTAAACCCGGAGACCGAGGCTCCCTCTCGGTCTTTCCTCGAAGCCGGGAAGATCGACGGGGTCCTGCGTCACAAGCAGACCGGGGTGCTCAAAGTTCTCGAGCACAAAACAACCAGCGACTCCATCGATGCCGACTCGACGTACTGGGGTCGTTTGACAATGGACACGCAGATCAGCAAATACATCCTGAGCCTGCGGTCACGGGGGATTGACGCCAACACCGTCGTGTACGACGTTGTCCGTAAGCCCGGGTACAAGCTCGGCAACATTCCTTTGCTCGACGAGGACGGCACAAAGATCGTCCTTGACGCAGCCGGGGACCGGGTCCGCACCAAAGACAACAAGAAGTGGCGGCAGACGGCAGACAGTGACGCCGGGTATATTTTGCAAACCCGGCCAGAGACTCTCGAAGAGTTATCGTTGCGGACGCTTGGCGAGATCAATGAAAAGCGGGATTCTTACTTTGCAGTGAAAGAAGTTGGTCGCACCGACGCTGACCTACTTGAATATATGGGAGACGCTTGGGCCATGTCCCAGCAGCTCCTGTATTTCCGCAATCGCAACCTGTGGCCCCGGAACCCGGGGGCTTGCACGCAATATGGAACCTGCGAGTTCTACGACCTGTGCGCTGGACGGGCGACCGTGGACAACATTCGCTTCGGTCCTGCGACAAAGCACGCAGAGCTGACCCTAAAGGAAGGAGACAAGCAGCTCCTGACTAATTCTAGACTGTCTGCACTCCGCAAGTGCAGCCGTTACCACTTTCTCCGTTACGAGCAGCCAACAAAGCGGCTGGGAGAGATTGATGAAGCCCTTGCCCTTGGCACGGGATTTCACAACGCAGCAGAAGAGTTTCTGAGGCACTTCGTAGTTAACCAGTAAATCGATCCATCTATGAGCATACTCGCAAAAATTAAACGGGGCGGCGAAAGCCTCCCCCCACGCATACTTCTTTCCGGGCCAGAAGGCATCGGCAAGTCAACCTTCGGGGCAGCAGCGCCAGCGCCGTTGTTTATCAGCCAAGAGCAGGGGCTGACCGGGTTAGATCATGTTGCCCGAATCACCCCTGACACGTTTGCCGAAACGCTTGCCACTGTGGATGAGCTGACGGTCAACCCGGGGGATTTCAAGACCCTCGTGATTGACACCACAGACTCTCTCGAGCGTTCAATTCACGGCTTCATCTGTAAAAGGGACGGACACCCAAACATCGAAGGCTACGGGTTTGGCAAAGGATACAAGGTTGCCGAGTTTGAGTTGTCAGCATTGCTGAACAAGCTCGACACACTCAGGGAGCGCCAGAAGTTTGGCATCATCCTTTTGTCGCACGTCCAGATCAAGACGTTCACGCAGCCCGGCGGCGAACAGTGGGATCGTTACGAAATGAAGGGCCATAAGGGATTTACTGGCATCCTCCGGGAGTGGCCAGACGCCTGTCTCTTCGCCGTTTATGAAGTCTTCAAAACGAAGTCTGGAGGAAACAAGCCCGACAAAACAATTGGGGGAGGTCGCATCATACAGACGAGCTGGAGTCCCGGATGGGATGCCAAGAACCGCCTGAGCCTTCCCGAGACGCTTAACCTGTCCTACGAGGAGTTTGCAGCGGCAGTTGACGCCAATTCACCGTCCCGGCTCCGCGAGGAGTTTAAGGCATTATTGGCAACATCGAAGCTAACGCCAGAGCAGAAAAAGGTTTGGGAAAAGACACCAGTGGAAACACTCCCAGCCGACCGTATCAAACTCGGCATCACAAAACTTCAGTCTCTACAGTAAACCAATGAGCAAATACATCACGCAACCCGGGCGTTACCGGGCCTATGTCCAGCGCCCCACAACGGGCGGCTGGTTGTCGCAGACCGATAGCGGAGCAGAGTTCGTCCGCATCCCACTTATCATTGACCCAGAAGACCCCGGGCAGGGCGGATGCCAAATCATCTGGGAGGGCTATATCTCCTCGGATAAATCGATTGCACGCACCTCTCGCATGCTTCTCGAGGCTCTCAAGGCCCCAGCAAACTGGTTCGAGTTACTGGCCCAAGGGGATTGTTTCCTCGAGGGGCGGGCAGTGAACGTCACGATTGAACAGAGAACAGACAGAGACGGTAAGCTGGTTTACACCAAGAAAGGCGAACCTGTCTTCGAGGCAACGTGGCTTAATGACCCGGACCAGCAGGCCCGAGCCGCAGCTCCGCTTGACCGCTCAAAGATGTCCAGCCTAGCTCGGAAGCTCCAAGCCGTAGCCAAGAGCATCCAAGCTGAGAACGGGACGCCAGCAGCAGCCCCAGCAGCAGCCCCAGCAGCTCGCCCAGCGGCTCCGCAGCGCACAGTCTACGCATCGGACCCAATCGAGATGGCTGACGACGACATTCCGTTCTAGTAATGAGGGTGACCTTTCAGATACCCGTCGAAGCCATCCCAGTACAGACCGGGGGGAAGCGCATGTTCATCAAAAGTGGACGGCCAGTCTTTTTCAAAGACAAGCGCACGACGAGGTATCTGGAAGCAATCCGCCTGTTCGCGAACCAGTATCGGCCAGCAGCCGCCATCACCGGGCCGATGGGAATTGAGGTTCTGTTTGTGATGGCCCGCCCGCAGCGGTTACAGCGGAGGAAAGATCCAGAGGGGCGCATGTGGATGGACGTGCGCCCCGACTGGGACAACCTTTGCAAAGGCACACAGGATGCCCTTGAAGGCTTTTGGGCCGATGACGGGCAGATCGTCCGGGCGACCGTCGAAAAAGTCTACGCTGCCAAAGGCGAATCCCCATCCATCAATTTATCAATCTTTCAAATAAGTGAACCATTACCCTCGACACATTGGGGACTACCTGCGGGACACGGGTCACCTGTCCCTGCTTGAGCACGGCGTCTACAGTCGCCTGCTAGACATTTACTACCTTAATGACGGCCCGCTTCAGCTAACGGTTGACGACTTGATTCGGAAGCTTTGCGCTCGGGCACAGGATGAACGTGAAGCTGTGGAGCGAGTGCTCCGGGAGTTCTTTGCCCATTGCAACGGCATCTGGTCGCACAAGCGGGCCGACAAAGAGATTGAGCGTTACAAGGCCAAGGCGAGCCTTGCATCCTCTGCCGGGAAGGCATCTGCCGCATCCCGCTTAAACAAGTCCGCAGCAACGGACGTTCAACACTCGCTCAACGGACGTTCAACGGACGTTCAACGGACGTTGTCAGAAACTGCAACGGGCGTTGAAAAAACATCAACGGACGTTCAACCAACCAATAACCAGAACCAGAACCAGAACCAGAACCATTCTACCCCCCCTAGCCCCCCTGTTGGGGGGAAGGGTAGAAAAGAAAAAGTGGTGAATTGGTTTGAATTCCTGCCAGCCGAGTTGAATTCAGACCAATTCAAGGCGGCATGGCTCGAATTCGTTGTTTTCCGAAAGGCCATCAAAAAGCCAGTCAACCTAGCGAGCGCCCCAGCTTTTTTCCGAAAGGCCGTGCGTGTTGGGGTGGAGGCCGCGATTGCCGGAATGGAGACATCGATAGCCAATGGCTGGCAGGGAGTATTCCAACCAGAAAAAACAAAACATGATCACAGAAGCGAAAAACGTAGCAGAGAATTTTCTGAGCAGCTTGTCGTACCCGACTTTGAGTGACGCCGAGATTGCTGCCCGGGAGGCCGAGGTAGCAGCGAAGAAAGCTCGAGAAAAGGCCGCTCAGTACATGGCCAACGCAAACATACCAGAGCGCCACAAAGACCTTCGTGAATTCAGCGGCGAGGGGTGGCTGAAAATCCAGAATCGATTGCATCAGCGCCTTGGCTCCGGGTTTATTGTCGCACTCGTAGGCAAGCGTGGGACTGGGAAGACGCAGTTGGCTGTTGCCACAGCCAAAGCCGCAGCCGACGCTGGGAAACGGCCATTCTATTGCACTGCGATGGGGTTCTACATCGACATTAAAGAGACATTCCGAGACAAGAGCGGGACTGAGAAAGCCGTGATTGACCGATACGCACAGCCCAGCCTGCTAATCATCGACGAGGTTCAGGAGCGAGGCGAGACGCCGTGGGAGGACAGATTGCTGACGCATCTGATCGACAGGCGTTATGGCGCACAAAAAGACACCTTGCTCATTAGCAACCAAACAAGAGAGAATTTCCTTCTCTCTGTTGGTGAAAGCATTGCCAGCAGGATTATCGAAACCGGGGGCGTTGCAGTGTGCGATTGGCCCTCATACAGAACAGTTTAACATGGAAAACACAGTACAAAGAGAAAATCAAATCATCCTCACGGAATTGCAACAAATTGAGTTGTTACGGATTGAAAGAGACGACCTTAAAGTCAAGGTGTCGATAATGTTAGATCAATTTAATGCGATTGAAAAAAACTGCGATGAGTTGGAAGTACTTGAGCCAATACATTTTGAGGATTCTCTCGTTGGCCGGGTTGTAAGGCTGATTGACTACCAGCGCCTACAGTTGGCATCGGCAAAATCGAGAACCGTCTTGAAAACAAAATTAGAAGCATTAACCAAACAAAACAAATGATTTGCACAGGATTTCCCGGGGACTCAGACCCCCGAGACGAAGAAGAATCAGAATGCCCAAGCTGCGGCGGGGTTGTGATTCCAACTGGAACAGAAACAGCTAAATGCGTTGATTGCGGAGACACATTTGAGCCGGACGGTGAACCTGAAGACACAAGTTGGTGATGAAAATGGGAAAAGCGCCAGTGATTTAGTTCGTTGGCGCTTTTTTTGTGTTCCGTAAAACGCTGGGCTTGCGTCACTTGCAGGCAACTTAAAAAAAGAATGAAAATTAAGTTGCCAGCCAACGAGCGGCATGGTTGAATGTCCTCAGTCAGCAAGCAACCATCTAACAAATCGATCAAATGAAAAACTACATCGTTACTATCCGCTTCCAGTTTCCTGCGTGGGATGAAAAAAACGGTCTTCATTACGAAGTGACGGCCAGCAACAAAGCCGCAGCAATTACAAAAGTGCGTAGACTGTCGGAAATTGACGGCCACACTGGGGTTAGCGGCAAAGGGCGGGCTTCTTTCAAAGCTGAACAAATCTAATTTCACAACAGCTCGGGGTCCGACCCCCCGGGCAACCTTTTCCAAATCCATCGATATGAACAAAGACCAAGAACTCGCTATCCTCGCCAAAGCCGCAGCCGACCTCGGGAACGCCTCCTACCTCGGGGGCTGGCTCAGGTCAATTGCCGCAGAATTAGAGCGGGACCTCCGCTCGGACATCATCCCGGTCATCACGTTGGCCGAGGCCCGGCAGCAGGCCGAGCACATCCTCGCCACGGCTCGCAACAACTCCGAGCGTCATCAAAACCAAGTCACGAGCTACGCCGATCAGCTCCTGACCGACGCCAAGGCGGAATCCGCCCGGGTGCTGGCAGCAGCCAAGAAGGCCCTCCTGAGCGCAGCAGACTCACTTTAATCAACACTGCCCGGGGTCCGATCCTCCGGGCGCAACCAACCCACACAATGACCAAAGATACCCTGAAGCAAATCAACAGCCTGCACGCAGGCCTACTGTCCCACTACGACCAGCTCCATGAGGACGCAGAACAGCTTGAAGAGAAATATTCGGAGCGGTCCGACACTTGGCAGGAGTCCGACAATGGCGCTGCGGCGCTCGAGAAACTGGAATACCTAAACAACGCTCTGGCAGACGTTTTGTCGGCCATTGAGAACCTCGAAAACATCGTTAACGAATAGCCGCCATGAACGACTACAGCATCATTCGCATAGCCCTGACTCCAGTCGAGACAGTAGAAACCCGGGAACAGGCCGTCAAAGGCGCTCGCAAGGGCATTCAAGCCCTGAGTAAGGCTGCGGACGTGGCAAAGCGTGCGTTAAACAGAAATATTGCACTCTACCAAAGCAAAGTTGAAGCAGCGGCAAACGTAGAATTCTACGCCGCCAAGAAAGCTTTCTTTGCTGCAAATCCTGAGGCAACCTTTTGGCCCGGTGCAGTTAGGGCTGGATTTGTTACCGCTGGCGGCAACACCATTAACTCGGTCCCAAGGCTCATCAGCCAGCTCCGGGAATTTGGATTTGCCAACGACGCTTCTGAAGTCGAAATTCTGAACAACGCCTACCTTTTGGCAAAAGCAGCCCACCAAGCGGCAAAAGCCTAAGCGACAACAGGAAGGCCGGGGTCCAAACCCCCGGCTTTCTCTTTGTTTGAATTCTTTTTTACAAATTGCTTGCCCGAGAAGTTTGATTCGGGTATCACTTCACCTGTCAGTCAATCGCTTGTTGCCAAGTTTGGCAGCAAAGAATAAACACTCACCCGGGCGGGGTTCGACCCCCCGCCCATTACCCGCAAATCGATACATCCATATGTTCAGCCTGCTCACTTACCGAGTCGAAGCGGACTACCGTCCCGGACTCTTTGCCATCATCAAAGCCGAATCCCATTGGGATGCTCTGGTTGCCGCCAGTGCGCTCTGGGACATCCCAACCAAACACATCACAGCCTCATTAGCCTTACTCTCCTAATGCACCTCCACGACTACATCAAAGCCACGCCAGATCACGACGCCCGGTTCGTCGAGACTTGGTATCTTCGCCACGAACGCAGCTACGTCACTCAGATCAAAGATTCCAACCGGGACCAGATCGACGAAGCAATCTACAGCGGAAACAAACAGGCTGCTCTCAACGCCCATTCTAGGGCAGTTTTTGACTGCCTCGCCGACGTTCCGCATGGGTGCGTGGCAACTGTTGCACTGACCCTTAAATAGCGTGAGTGTTCCCGTCTGCCTACGGTTTCTGTCCACGGGCACAAACCGTAGGTAGCAGGGGGCAATCAAGCCCCACTCAACCTACAAATACATATGTTGGACGTTAATATAAATACCAAAACAACAGGCGAGCTTATGCTACAAGTTGCCTCTAAAACACCTAAACACGACGAGATTGAAGTGCGTTATCTGCCATCCACGGCCAAGCGTGGCGACCGGGTTAAATTGAGCTACAAGGCCCGTGGAAGGAGCTTAACGCTGCCTTACGACACGGCTATCTGCGACTTTGAGCGTCAGGCTATTGCTGTGCTGCTTCAGAACGGCGTCGAGGTTGCCAGCTACAATACCCCGGACGAGGGACCTACAAAACTCTCTATCCCGCAAACCAGCCGAGAAGTGTTGGCAAGAGTGTTTAAAATCAAAAGTCTGTAATGAGAAATACAAACCAACCTACTTTCATACGTCATGCTGAATGGTCTGGATATGGCCAAGGGAAGCCACCGCCCATCATGGACGAAGATCATGCGCTCGAGCTGGCAGAGGCTGAGATCCGCAGGCTAAACGCCACAGTAAAGGCGCTCATGGCGCTCTGTGATGCCGCTCGACAGACTGTCGTGCAGCACAACGGGAACAAGTGCCTCGAATGGCTCGAAACACTCGACCTTTGCAAAGCAGGAAAGCTATGAACGAACGACACATATTTGAGGTCCCTAAGAATGCCACCGAGGCGCTGGCAATTGTTGGGTACAAGATCACAGGCATAGGCACGTCTATTGCAGCCGTTCCGATTAAAGGAGAAATGGCAACACATAGAGTTGCAAACTTAATGATAGCAGCGTTTTGCGATGCGCTTGCTCAAATCAAAAAAAAAGGAGAAACAGGGAAGGCATCAGTGGATGAACAGCATTGGCTGGCCGTCTTTGATATTTACTTTGGCGACGTGGAATTTGTTCATGCGGTTCGCAACCTCATTTTCTTTAAACAAATAGAACATGAA